GAATATCGTACACATCTGATCGTGTCGATTGACCACGCTACCGAACGTGTCACCGTATGGCGTCGAGTTGTTCGTGCCCGACGTCCCGCCCTCGATTCCCGAGACCAGGCCCCACGATCCCGCAGTTACCGACGGAATAAAATTCTCGTTTCCGATCTGTAAAAAGACCTTCGTCCCGGTCAGAGTGGCCGATCTCACACGGTTAGCCATCGATGTAACCGCGGCATCCTCCATTGCCAGAGGCATGCAAAGCCAGATACCCGGATTGCCTTGCGCTTTCGAGATCGCCGACACTTGCTCGTATGTCGAGCCATTGGGATCGGATAAAAGCACGTTGACGTTCTTGACTTGCGTACCGTTGGCAACCCCCAGGTCCATCGTGTTCGATCCCAGGCCGGCCCCGAAGTACACACAAATAAACGTGTTCGGACCTGTAATCGCGATGGGAGATGCCGCCGTTCCGGCCGCGATGCTACAGGTGCCCGTACCTGCACTGTTTTTCACGTTCACAGTCATCGCAAACGAATCAATAAACTGATTCGTCGCCGCGTTGTGGTTGATCGGATTCCCTGCGGAATCGGCAATCACGAACTCCAGAACGCAACTCTTCGTCCCCTGCCCGGTCTGATAAATCCAATTGCGATCGCAGCCATTAGCTGCCGGAACAAACATATACGGAGCTACCGACGTGTTATCGCTGGCCACGCATCGCCGCCAATTCGTGCGAGTGTAGATATTCGGCGTGACCGATAGCTGATACTCTCGCACTGCATAAACCGGCAAGTAACGATCGCCAGTCAATCCAGGCGTTGTCGATGGCCAGCTATTCGCTGCTGCCGCGGGAGGCTTGAACAGCGAGAAGTTACTTGCCGCTGGCGGATCGGTTGCCCGGCATGCCGATGAGCTCGGCCAGCCACCCAGGAACCGCACGAGCTCGACCGACCGACCCGGCCCGACCCTCGTGAGCTTTTGATACGTTTCCGACGAATCCGACGTGGTCGGAATCGGATCAACTACCGTATCGCCAGGAAAGAACAGCTTGAGGTTGATTAGCGAAAATGACTGACCGGCCGTGTGTGGAGTCGGAGCGGTGAACGTCAGCGAAAGTGAATTGTTAAACGTCGCGTTGTCGGGCGTCGAGCCGCACGTGAATGCGAACACCTTGCCTCGCTCGACTCCCGTTCCGTCCACCGTTCCTGGCGTGATCACCGGGCCAGTGATAACACTCGGAGCGCTGCCCGCCATGCTGACCACGAGCGGCGTGCTCGGTAGCGTCTCGTCAGCCACGAGCCGCCATACGCCCGTTGGAGCGGCAAACTTCTTGGCATCAAGGTAGTTCGTGGTCGAGCTCCAAACGCCGAGCGTGATCGTACCAGCCGATGTAAACGTGAGCGGCATTCCATCGCTCGTGTAGGTCGCCGCCCCACTCGGTGGATTGGGATTGGAGCCATGCATCTGATTTTTGAATGGGACCGTTACGCTTACCGTTCCGCTGCCCAGATAACCCGGCCGAAAACGCTTCCAGCTTGCCGGAACATCGAAACCACTGAATCCAAAATGGCCCGGTTCGGCCATGCCCCTGTAATTCGACAGCGTGCCCGATTGCGCCCCGGCATAGCCTTGCTGCGTTCCCACCCAGTTCGACGGAGCATCGTAGGTCACAACATCCGTCGGAGCCACTTCAATGGGGGCAGTGCCCGAATAAGGCCAGTAGTAGATAGCTGGAATCTGATGCGCTGCATTGCCGCCCGAGGTGATCGATGACCATGCCCGCAGGACCGGAACTACCGAGCCGTTAATTTTGAATACCGGATCGGCCGATATGCTCGTTGGGTACGCCCTCGACACTGCTCCCAGTGCTGGATTCGTCCCGATCGGCATCACGAATAAGCCGTAACGCATCACCATTGGATTAGAGATCGTGATCGAGGGAACGAAATTCAGATCGGTCGCGTTCCACGTCGCACCATGTGCGGCCCCGGTCAGCGACGTGAACGGATTGAGACCCATCTGATCGTTAAGGCCAGATTGACCGATCGCCGCGTCGGATCCCGCAGGCGTGCCCGATAGCGTCCACCATGAGGTAGGCGGCGTGCTGACCTGTGCGGGAGTCTTTACCCGATCCCGAAGTGCCAAGACATCGGCAAGCGACAGAGCATACCCATTCCAGATAGCCAGGTCGGAGAGCAGGAAGTCTTGCGCGGCCGCTGTCGTGGTCCAGATCTGAATTGAATTCGTGCCGCCTAGCGTCGTCCCAGGACTTGCCGCAGTGCCCTTGACCGCCCCACCGATATAGAGCGTCGCACCACCCGGAGCGAGTACGCCAGCGATATGCAGCGATTGACCTAATGGCAGCGTGCCCGTATTACCCGTGGCAATCCCACCCGAGCCCCGGATATAGCCTGATACGTTGCTCGTCAGAATCTGGAGCCCGAACGCGTTGGAAAGCGGCGCCGCAGATTGACTCACCACCGTCTGATTGCTCGTGACTGCATTCGCCTGGATGAATGCGGAGAACGACATCGTCGTCTGACTGATGCCGAGCGAGCAATTAGCCGTCTGAAGCGTGACCGCTCCCAGCGTGCCGTTGATTCGTAGCGAACCGCTCAAGTTCTCGAGCTCGGATTGGGATTCTGATCGAGAGTGAAGATACGCAAGACCGTGCCCGCCGGCGTCATGACCGTATAGACCAGGTTATCAACCGTCTGCTTGCCGGATTCCTTACCGATCGCACAATGCAACGCATCGTTAACGGTAAGCTGGTTATCCGGTATCGACGTGAGATCGCGAGGAGCGTTGAGCAGAGCGGTGAAATCCATCGATGCGACTTGTGCTGGGCTAATCGTCGTGTTGGGCAGCGAAACGGAGGCCGTCTTGTTCGTGATCGCCGACCAATCAATCGCCATGTATCCCGCTACGCTCGGCGGAGGTGTACCGAGAACTTCGCCGATATCGACCCGCCCTTGCGGATCGGTCTTGAGCTTGTTGGCTGGCGTCGAGAGCACGTATGAGCCCGGATCTTGACCCGTCGCATAGCCCGTAACGACCCCACCGCCTCCACCGCCACCCGTGGGAGCATTGGCCAGTGCGGCCGAGGTGTAAATGCTGGAAGCCGTCGTGGTGAACGCCCCGCCAAGCTGGACATTGACGATTCGACCCAGCGAGCCAGGCACCGCGTAATTCCCCGCCGTCGTGTCGGTCAGAATCGCAGTGGTGATCGTCGCGGCCGATGGTGGAGCGGTATAGCTTGAGGCGAGCAACCAATCCCCCTTACCGTTCAAGGCAGCCGCTGCGATTCCCGTAGCTGTCAACCAATTGGTAGGGATCGCAGGCAGATTCGTGAGGTTGGTAGTTGTGCCGACCGTCGTAGTTGCCAACGATACGGTAGGCGTACCAGTCCATGACACAACATTGACATCCGTCGTCCCCGCCGAATTCACGCCCGGCCGCTCGCCCGGAAGGATCGCGAAAACCGACGTAGCATCCGGTATAGATGAAGCCGCCCATGCTCTATCGACCGTCGCAGTCTTGGCGCTCGCTCCAGTGCCGAGATACGACACAATAGTTCTGGCCTGGCCCGCTCCAGTACCATTTGTGATATAAACAAGAGAGTTATTGTAGTAGTTATCCGTCGCACTCGCCCCGGAATCCAGCTTGATCGTCGTCGATGTCGAGCCCGTCTGCGCCGTGCCGAGCCTCACTACCGGAATATCAACCACAAACTTGTCGATGACCGCCTTGGCCGCAATCGTCGAAACCGTAGCCGCGATCGTGACGTTAACTGTATCGCCAGGAATATAAGAGGATGGAATGGTCCCTGTGACCTTGTAGCGGCCCGTATCGATGTTTGCGACTGTCAGCGTGAATGTTGCGTCATCGGTCCCATTCTTGTTGGCCGTTGCGACCGGGAGGCTATCCGCATTCACCGCAGCACCCGTTGATGGGCTGGACGTGACGAACTCGGCATAATACGGACCGCCGGAAAATGGCGTTGGCATCCTCTAGACTCCGAGAAACAGAAAACCGCTCATGCCAATCGAGCTGGGCGGAGGCGTCGTGATTCCCATGTTGTAATGATTCAAGATCGCTGCATCGGATAACACCGATGTGTAAAGTGCGCACTGGCATAACTGCCCGCTCCACCAGTCACCACCGCAATTGGAGCAAGCGCCAATCTGCGCCCCCGTGTTGTACAGAACCGGCGTTCCGGAATACGTCGCCGATTGTCCGCTGTACGTACCGTCAAAATAGATTTTGGCCGTCGTGCTCGTCACCGTCAGGAGCCAATGATGCCAGATATTATCATAGAAGTTATGCGTGTATTGGAGCGACGTTGTGTACCATGTCGAGCTACCATCGCCAACGAGAGCGCCGACCGCAGACGAAAAGGACCTAAACTCAATACAGTTCCCGCCCGTGCCAAGAGGACGACTATTGAATGCCGCGCCCAAGAAACTCGAAACGCTTGTTTTCGCCCATATTTCAACCGTGAATGGAGCCGCGGGTGCCGTGCTGATCGTGCCGGAATTCTGGATGACGTTACTGGTGCCGTTGAAGCTGCACGCCGTGTCACCCTGACATCCAGGAATTCCCGCCACTCCGAGCGTCGCACCGACAATACTCATACCGATCGAGCCCTTGGAATCCGCACATGTCGATGATCCGGACACTTCGTTCAGTTGCCAGTAATTGAGGAGGGACGGCTCGCTCAAAATCAGTGCGCTATACACCGACACTACGCGCCCCTCACGATGAATGCCTTGAGCGGATGATAAACCGCCCCGCCAGCCGCCGATTGATGCTCGGCCGCCCCCACGTCCAGATAGCCCGTCGTCGTTGACAAGTTCTCAAACTGGCCCGGATAAGCCGTGCCGCGATACGCGGACTTGATCGAGAAATCACCGCTTCCCGGATTGGTCAGAGCAGAAGCCGCCAGTATGCCATTGTCCGCGAACTGGTAAGGCTCGGCGAATCCGTTGTACATTGCCGTCATCGCAAAGCCTGCATTGCCGTATAAACCGATGTTGACAAGGTTCGTCCCCGTCGTATTGGTTATGCAATACTTACCGCTGACGTTGTTGCCCTCGATGTAATTGTTGGCGATAATGAAACCGCCGCCGCCTTGCCCGATGCTGATACCGTGGCCAGCGAGATTATATATCGTGTTATTTATGAACTGAATCGCGCCGCTTGGCGAGGCCGTCTGAACGGAATCACTGGCCTGGCCCGTGAAGAAGCAGCGCATGACCGTCGTGTACTGCGTGGCAATCAAACCCACGAGACCGCCCGCGATCACCGTGCCATGTATCAACCCGTTTCCGTTCGTCGCAGTGCTCACCGTTTTGGTCGCAGTTGTCGGACAATTCAGATAGCCTGCCAAAAACTCACAGCCCTGCCCGACCATCGACAACGCTATGGCGCCGGCGGCTGCATTGGTGTTCGTGGCTCTGACCTTTTCGCACCGACAGCGAGCGGCCGAAAGCGTCAGCACCGAGCCGCTAACAGACTGCGTGAAATCAATGCACCGCACGACAGTATCGTTACCCGATAGCTGAAAGCTTCCGGCCCCCGTAAACGTCGGCATGCTCGTGCCAGCGACGGCCGCGAAGTTGGTCATGAGATCGCCGCGAGTCGCGTTGTAGCCCTCGAATGCAAACGCAAAGCCAGAGCCGGCGCCCTGCGTGACACTCCGCGCCGTGCTGTTCGTGTATGACCCCGCCTTGACCCATATTTTCACCGATTGCGTCAACGTGACCGCGACACTCAAGATCGCATTGGCCGCACATATCCCAAGATCAGCCCAGTAGCCACCGTGTTTGAGCCGGGCAGTGTGCGCCCCTGCCGTTGATGCGAGCGTCACACCGAGTTTGACCGTGGTCGAAACGGTAACCGTACCATTAGCACCGGCCCCAACCGCCGTGACCTGCGCGACGAAACGAGCAGCCGTGTCACCGCTCAGATAAACAGATACCCAGTCGCCTACGTTTACGAATGAGGCTGGAACCGTTGAATCATTGGGAGTGTAGACCGACGTACCATCCCAGTCACCCGAGGTTGAGCTGTAGTCGTTCGTGGCCGTATCACCGGCGTTGAGATTCGAGCCGCTCGGATTGATCTCGAAGTCCTTATAGGCCATTTACGATTCGCTCAGTGATGAACTACGGCCGGCGATTCCTCGCGAAACTGCCGGCCGTTTCATTTCAAGCAGCCTTGATATACTCGATGAACGCCTTGCCAGCAAAACCGGCAGTAGTCGCCGAGCCCGTGAAAGTCACCGCCTGAGTGCTCGCAATCGACAGACTAGTTGTCGACGGAATGCACGTTCCGACAGCCGCCGCCAGAGCGGTCGCCGCGATCAGGTTCGACGCTGATGTCGTGGTGTTGGCTGCAACGCCCGCCGTCAGATTGGCGGCGCCCGCCGAATTGGCGGAGCAATAGACGTTACAGCTCCGCACAATCACCGGGCCACCACCCGGCGGTTGCCAGGAGCCGATGGCACCTCCTGACGTCGAGGAAGTGCCAGTCAGCGTAACGATGGCCGTCTCGGACGGTATCGAATCCACCGCCGAGACTGTCACCGCGCCCCCCGTGTTGCTGGTGAATTGCAGCCGGGCATAGGCCCAACCGCCCAGCGCCAGCACAGCATTCGGCGCGACCATCAGGTATTTGGCGAAGGCAAAACCCGTGATGTAGGTCATACCAGGCGCCAGACCGAACGATCGAGAATCGACCGTATACCACGTGATATTATCGGCCGATAGCTGCAAATTGACGATACACGGCGTGTTGATCGCAGCCGGATTTACACACGTGCATTTCAGCGTACTCGACGAATCGTACTGAATCGGATTGGATGTCGTCGTGCCGCCATCCGGTTGCGAAGTCGAGGCGAGAACAGTGCTCATATCACCTCCATTATGCTTGTACGACCACCCCGAAATCGGGACGGATCGGCTTTGCGACCATCGCGTAGTCCATCGTCAACATCCATCCCGATTGAACGTGGTTCCAGCTCACGACCACGCGGAATGGAAGACCTTGAAGCATGAGCAATCGCGAATGAATGTGACCATCGTTCACGATTTCAAGCGGCCGAACTGCCAGAGCGATCGCATAACGATGGAACACAACGCACGAATAGGTGCGCCGCTGATAGGTCACACCAGAAACGTTGGCAGCCGCAAAGTTTTGCGTCAGCGTCAATGCCGTATCGCTGGCGACAGCACCGACACGGTAATACGTGGCGCCGCCATCCACCGTAATCCACGTGCCGACAGTCGCCTGAGTCGTGAACGTCGTGCTCGTGCCGGTTACGGCGGTCGAGCCATTGTTGATAGCGACGGTTCCGGTCAGATTTGCCGTTAGACTCGTGGTAACCTGCTGGTCCCAGAACCGATTGAAATTGAAACTCGTCCGCCCTGGCGACTCTTCAGCCGCCCGCGTCCGTGTCCCTTGCGCAATCATGGCGCCAACCAATGATTCTTGATACCACTGGGAATCGGTCAGCATGTTGCGGTGAACGTCCGGGTGGACGATCAACGCTGCCTGATCGGGGTCCTGGATCGGCACCTTATTCGCGACGAGCACGTTCCACGCATTTGCCGCCGTGTCGATGTCAATCGACCCTAGTTTTGTGCTCTGGAGAGCCGGATAGGTCGGGAAATTCGCCGCCGTGATCAGGCCCGCGATCTGACCGTTCGCATATTCCAATCCACGCTTGAACATGGGATCGAGGAACTGGTCGATGAGATCAGTCGCGGTCTGCATCTGTTCAAAATCGGCGAACAGCAAGGCATTGCCTGGCCGCTGGCCGAACGGAACGTCCACGTAGAGTGGACTTGTGGGCGCGGGAACCCAGTCGTTCCCCGCCATGTCAGTCCACGCCCCGGTGTCGGGGAATGGGATGCGGATTGTCTGGCCGTTGCGCGCAATCTCAGGGCGAACATCCAGAAAGACGTTGCCCAGGAACGCGAGCTTTCCGACCTTCGCTCGGTTAAACTCACCCGAAGCGGCTGTAAGCCGTTCGAGCCATGCCTGGATGTTATTCACGGCTGATCCTTACTGTGATCAGCCAACGCGCCGAAGAGCGCTCCGCAGGCCCAAGACTGCCCGCGAGGATGGGAAACTTACACTACGCGGTAGTGTCTTGCTACCGCTCCGCGGGGTTATCGCAATTCGCCCCGCGCCAATCGGTCGAGTGCCGCCGCTTGGATTGCTGCCGCGTTGTTCATCTGGTATCGCACGTCAGAGATACGCGGGTCATTGTCCTGCATGGTAAACGAGCTGGGACCGCTCGCATTGCCGCCCTGACCTGTACCTGCACCTGGCTTGGGCGGTTGCGGTGCATTCGGATCGGCTGGCTTGAGGAATCCCCAAGGCTTCGACGTCGCCGCCTCGCTCCAGAATGCAGCGATCGCTTCAGCGTTCGGCTCGTCACCGTTGATCGGGATTTTCGCGAGGGTAAAGAGGTCCGTCATCATCTTGGGATCAGCACCTGCGACAAGGCCGGCGGCGTCAAACGCCTCACGAGTCTTGTAGCCGCGGATTTCCAGCCGGAGCGCGTCGTTCGCTTTTGCCAGCATCGAATGGTCTGCCTTCACCGCCAAGTCATCGCGCTCTTTCGTGATCGCTTTCAACTGGCGTTCGGCTTCCGCCAGTTTATCCTTTGTCTGGTCGAGCTCGATCCGATGGCGCCGGACGGCACCAGATAGCTTCTCGATCCGGTTGATCGCCGTATCGTTGTAACTGTCACGCCGCGTGGTCGTCGTTTCTTCGCTCATGGCTCATTCCCACCCTCGTCTACTTCCTCTTCCTCATCCACTTCCAGCTTCGCTTCTTCGCCCTGCGGACCCTCAAGCTCCTTTTCGGCTTCCGTCTTCACGGCCGCCGTTGGCATCCGTAGGTCCGGCCGGATCGCGAGTACTTCCTCATCGTCTACCCTGATTTGTTCGATGATCTCGAGCGCTTCGTTGCGTCCCACGTCATGCCAATCCTCCATCGCCATCAGAAACGAGATCAGCCCGGCCGACACTTCGCCCTGCAACAGTTCGAGCTTGTCGGGCGTGTTTACCGCGAGCCGCGGTTGCGGCCACGCACACATCAGATCGCCAAGTTCCGCCGAACGAGTGAGCCCGGCCTTGCCGTAGTGATTGCCGGCACATATCAGCGTCCGTTTAGCCAAGTCGGATTCGTAGACCTGGTACATCTTGCGGCGCTTGGCCGCACGCTTGAGGAGTGGCTCTTGCTCCACCATCAGACTGATGCCCGACGCAACGCCCTGTTGCTCCATTCGCACTGCTGACAATGGGACGCGAGCTGCATCTAAAGCCGACATCCGGTAATTCCACAAGTCTTCCCACCACCCAGCCACGTCAATGCCACTCTGGGCAAAGCCAAGCTCGGCGGGCTCGCCAGGCATGTAACCGCCATCCATCGACGGCGATGCTTGCCGTGGAGGCAGAATGACGAACTGACCCGGCTGTAGGTTGACTTTCCAGTGATCCGGTACGCCCTTGGCATAGGGAATCGGATTCATATATCGTTCGATTGATTCGTCGGACTTCATCAGCCGGTTATCGATCGACAGCTCGGCTTTCCATATGAAGTCGCCGACTGCGACTGTCTCGAACGTCTGGACCGGGTAATCGTAATGCACGAACGAGAATGGAAGCGTGCCATAATCGTGCGGTTCCTTGCTGTACAGATACCATGCCTGCCCTTCGGCCGATTCTTCAATCTTTGCTTTCTTGGTCAAGTAGGTCCAAACCTCAGTCGATGACCAGAGACGGCACCGTTTCTGAGCATCGTAGGCGTCGATGGTCGCGACTGCCTGCGGGACCGTAGCGTTATTGGGATCGGTCCAGACAACTAGCTGCTCCCGCCCCCAGAGTCGATAGGTGATCGGCTTGAGGATGAAATCTCCTTCTCCGGCATCGATCTGGATTGCGGCAACATTGTTGAGGGTGGCGAGGTTATCAGCTCGTAAGAGAATGGCATCAACGAGATTATCCATCCACACTTGTTCGAGAAACTCTTCGCCTCCGGGGTCACTCCAACGGCGACTCGGACCGGGACTATAGACATGCTCGCATAAGACCTCAACACACATCCGCAGAAAGCCGCTTGATCGATGTGAGCGGCCGTAGAAGTCGAATGTACTCTCAGCGTCCCGCCTGAAATGTCGCTCATAGCGCTCGCCTTCGTAGTTGTAAAACGCTAGCCGCTCTGCTGCGCGGTCAAGGTAAATTTGTTCGTTGGCAAGCCCTCGTTCGATTTCACGGCCGTACTTCGCAAGGTCAATCGGCTTCGTTGAATCCCCGTTGCGCGAGCCATTCCCGTTGACGCTGGCTCGAACAGACCCGTTTAGCCGCATCACTGCCATGCGTCAGTTAATGCACCGACTGACCAGCTTGCCGCATTTCCGACAGGCGTGGATGACCTGCATACCCATCGTTTCAACCGGAGGGTCGATCACTGTGAGCGTGATCGCATAAGACCGCGGATCGCAATCGCAGACGTCCGGCGGATCGCTTATCGCATGCTTGAGGATCGAAACAGCGTCTTTTGGCTCGACCTCATGCGTGGGATGTCTGGCCATGTCCGCCCCTCAAATCGTGGTATATGTACCGGCCTTGATCTTGACCAGCGCGTTATACAGGTCCGCGGCTTGCTGGCCTGTCACCGTCTGCACGACTGCCCGGCCATTCTTCTGCAACCGAAACAGGCTGAGCGTCGATGTGCTAACCTTGAACACGCCGGCCGTGATGCTGTTCAGGTCGATGTGGGTCGCCGAATCATCAACGGCTTCCGTCGTGATGCCGATCATTTCTTACCTCGTTTCGGTTTCTTGCCTGTGGCGAGCGACTTCCCGGTCGATTTTTGACAGATGGCATATTCACGGTGCCTTTCTGACCATGCAGAGCTTTCCATCATGATCGCGGTAAAACGCTACTTTGTCCTTGGTAACATATTTGCCTTCTCTAAACTCCAGTTCTACGCCGCTAACAACTGCTAGCCAAAACATCTCGTGTTCGGTGAAGTCCTTCGGATCTTTCTCGCAAACGAGCGCCATTAAATTATCGGGCATCACCACGAAAATGACTGTATCAGCGTATCCGCCACGTCTGGACTATGCCCGAGCGTATCCGCCCATTCTTCTTTGTCGAGTAGCTTGATTGCGTTGCCGTAGCATTCATATGTGAGCGGCTTGAGCTCGTCCCGCAGTCGCCCGAGGTATAGTTGCTTCGGCAGGTGGAATGGCTCTTGTAGACTGTGCGGCCTGTCAATGCTCGGAATGTGCTGAGGGTCCAACCGCATCCTCATGCGCCATGCGGCCTCGCTCCGCAAGTTCGTGAAATCGGCGTGATTCATCGGCTGGGCCGAGCCGGAATAAGGCCGGCATCCTGTGAGCTTATGCCTGGCCAGATGAGCCGGGAAGTGCCGGCCGATGCCGAGCCGATCATATGATATCTGAGCGGGTAGCACGTCCCATTTCCTGGCCAGCGTGGCAATGCAGTCTGATGCTTCAGGAAGGCCCATTGTCGATCCGAAGATTACCTCCAGGACTCCGAAGCTATCCCGCACGAGAACGCACGAAGCATCACGTCCGACGCCTTCGGCGAGGTCGCAGGAGATCCGGCGGCCGGCGGCGCAGACTGGGTCGTGGATTGGCTTTCGTCGCTTCCAGTCGGCACAGGCGTCGATCCATCGGGGGTCGATGAGGATATCTGCACTTGCGACTGGGATTTCGGCAAGGACGTGTGATCGGTACCAGAGTGATTGCGTGCCATAGCGCCTCCCTACTGCGTCTAGCCATGTCTTGTCGGCCAATCCGACTGGTGATTTATCAAGGTAAGCGTGAGGCGATTCAAAGCTGCTGATGCGGATTGCGTTGACGGCCTTAGCTGGTGGTATGCGGTCGGCCTTGTCTCTTTCGGCTTGCCGGATGAGATCGACGAACACGCCATCTGCCCGAATGGGATTCCCGTTGACAACCAGCCGCTCATAGCCAAGTGATTCGATGGCGTCCCAGATTTCGGGCTCGATTCCGGATCCTTCAATGACAAATACAGCAAGCTGTCCGGCGTGCTGGCCCGATGCTCGCTCAATACTCGTAGTAGAGAATCCAAGAGCCTGCCAACCGTTGCCGAGATCAACCTGCTGTGGAGATGTCTTTGCACCCGAGCTAATGCGGCCCGAGAAGGGAATCGGTGCATTGAAGACGGCCTTGCGGATCTCTTTCCAGACGATCGTGCCGATCTGCGTTTGCGTTGGGCCAGTGACAATCGCCAGCGAGCCGGGCCGAGTATAGAGCCACCATAGTACGAGCCTGGCGAACAAATAGTCCTTTCCCAACATGTTGCCGCTGTACGCAACTGTGGTTCGATAATCAACGACCGATTGCGCGATCTCTTTCTGCCTGCTCCAGTACGAGCCGCGCCGGTTCGGGCCATAGGGCTCGGATTGTGGGATGAGGAATTGTTCATTGAATCGGTTCGGATTATTCCTGCACTTCTGGAGATGGCTCGCTATTCGGCTTAGGGTCGCTGTCAACGAACTGGTCTAGGGTTGCCGCTGCTGCATCGACGTCGACCGCTGCTGGTGGTTCGGCATCGGGTAGCTTGCCATCATTCCTATCGAAGATCTCTTTCATGTATGCCGCATTTCCTTTCACGGCATGTATGATCATTGCCTCGATTAAACATTGAGCGGATGTCCTTCCGCCCGGATTGGGTTTATCGCCACACTCCCTGTCTTTGAGCGCTTCCTCCAGCAGTTTGGTGAGGCTAATTCGCCCCTTTGGTCTGCCGCCTGGATTGCCTGAGACGCCGGGCTGAAAGCGAGTGGGAAGATTGGGGTTAGGATTCGCCACACTTTCCTGCTCATATCCTGCTAGTGAGGAATTTAGCCTTCCCGGTCGCTCGGCTTATCTCGCATCGGTTCAATGATGATGCGAAAGTTACCTGATTCAAACATCTTCAAGAAACGATACATGGAATCGTTGCGTGGGGCTGGATGCATGCCCGGATAGCGCTGGGCCATTGTTAGCCGCTCTTTTTCGAGCTGGCCGACATCGTCCTGAGCTTGTCGAAGGGCTTCTTCTTCGCGGATTTCGTCGTCTGATAACATCATTTCATCATTCCGTAATGCGTCGCCATTCCACATTACAGATAATCAACGCTCAATATTTTCATGCCTGGTTGTGGTTCGAGTTCGCCTTCGCCGAATTCGCCTTCGCCGTCGGGGAATTCGACCAGATACTTCACGGTTAATTCGCTGTCCTTCTTGTACAGCACGGACTCGATGACAACGCCAACCTGGCTTTGTTCATCATCTTTGACTTTCACGTC